TATAAATCCGAACATATCATTTTCGCTGCTGTCCTTATCTTGCTTGGGATATTTGCCGCCGCCGTCCAGCCACAAACAAATTCAATGGTGATCGGGTTTGATGGATATAGGGTTGCAGAAGGCCATGAAACACCATACGGCAGCACTATTCTCCCGTACCCTTCGCCATTGGTTTCAACAAGATAATCGGTTGTAACGGTCATTGTGGTTTCTGTGCCGCCTGAATCTTTGTACTTGATAGATGTCACGCTCTGCAGGTTGCCGAAAGGCAGCACAATATAATCTTTGTCGGAAGGGAATCCGTCAAGGTAGTAATACCAGGTCTGAGTTAATAATGCCCTTCTGGTAATGTCCTCTATGTGTTCCCTTGCTGCCTGAATGATAGCGGTTAGAAGATCATCCTCTGCCGTTGTTGCCGCATTGACAAGCACAGAAGTGCCGAACTCACAGGCCGCAAGCAAGACCTTTGATGCTGTCCGTATATACCGTTTTGTGCCGGTATATTGCTTCTTGTAGTCTGTGTTATCGTTTGCTGTCGTGACCTGGGTAAATGCGCCTCCGGTAAAATCAGTCCATGTGGTACCATCGTCGGACTCTTGAATCTTGGTGTCAACCGTGCCCGTTGCGCCGTTAGTGCCATGATGAACCAAAACCTCTGCTTCCTTGCCGATCACCTCAACGGCTGTCCCTACATGCGTAGTATAGTTGTTCGCAATGGCCTTAGACCCGTAGGCAAGGCATTGTGTCAAGGTGAGGTTGCCGTCAAAGGTCTCGGAATCGAGCTTTAAGTGCAGTTTTATATCCGCAAGACTCAGGGGTTCAATCGTCGGCGCGGTTTTCAGGACAACGTTCATGGGTTATTGCCTCTTGAATATCCGGCCAAGTATTGACATGACAAGCTGCACGATACTGTTGTCTTTAAGCGGGCTCATGCCTATTATCTCGCTGAATGCTGCGTATAGTATCACAGCAGCCGTAAACCAGTTTTCCTGTATCCATTCCATATTAAGCCTCCTTCATACTTGCAATCTGCTTCTTGCACGTATCAGGGATAACCGTCAATTTACCGTGGCTGCCATATCCAACGGCCTTGCCGCATTTAACACAAACCTTAAAGCTGTGAGTGCACCACCCCTTCGGATATTCTTTTTTCAAGTGTTCAGGTACTTGATGCGGCTCCTTAAAACACCCTTTACAAATGTCATGGTCTGCATCAACAACTGTTAGCCATTTGTGAAATAGACACATGCTTATGCCCCTGCGTTCATTTTGTTGATTTCAAACTGGCTATCATCAAATACAGGATTGCCGCCGGATACCTTGCTAATGCCGTTTGCCACCGTTGCTATTGTGTCAATCAATACACTCACGGTTTCAGGGGTTATGCTTTCCCATGTCTCTTTTTGCCCGCCTGTTGATACGGTCTGCATACCCTCGACAAAGGCTACCGCCCCGGCCTCAACTGCCGCCTTCTTAACGGGACCCGTTCCATCTCCCAGTGCTTCTTCAGCTTGACCCATCAGGCCGATTACAAGAGGAATTACTGCCATTGCCGCCGGAGGAATTGCCACGCCGAAGAGTGCCAGTATAGGTGTAATTACGCTTGCGCTGCCTAAAATCCCCTTAATGAACGATAATGCTTTCGTGAAAATCATGTTGTTGCCTCCTTTGATTTTGGGAATAACATCGCCCACGCCCTATCAAATACACCGCTTGGCAATGCCCTTCCATTCTCGTGATAAACCATCGCGTGCACCAGTCTGTGCATATCCTCATAAGTGAAGTCTATTACCGCATCCCTTTGGAGTCCTGACAGAAGGGATACAACCTGTATATACGTTTCAACATCATTTTCTACGGAAGGCGCATAGACAGGAATGATTTTCTCTATCGTGTCAAGCCCTTTCCGCTTGATGTATGTCCGCAACACAACAATCATCGCCCGTAGACCGTGCTCCATTGTTTCAAATTCCTCGAATCCGGCATCATCGTCCGTTGACCGTTCACCCTGCCATTGTGTCTTGTCGCCCTTTAATTCTCGGAGATTGCCGGGGTTATTATTCCTGAACCCGCGCGGGATTGTCATTGATGTCCCCCTTTAATCGCTGTCGGGATTACCACGTTGCCGCCGCCGTTGTGAAAATGGTGATTAACCCTGTCCCACATCTCGTTATGATCTTTCTCATTGTCCAGGCACATCCTGTCTATCTTGGCCAACAGTTCATTTTTGCCGGATCGCATAAAGCCGATAAGAAGCGTCACAAGGCCGATTGTGATTGTTACCAGCACGGATAAAACAGTCAGCATTACGTGTTCAGTCATCAGCGTGTCCCCCTATCTCGAAAGGTATAGTATTACAGTTCCTTTTTTTGCGTCCCCTGCGTTGCTTATATTCAGCGTCAGGGTACTTGCTACCGGCCTATTGCCATATAATGCCCCGATGTAAGGGCTTACCTGCTCCGATAGTGTTGCCGATCTGTCTGCCAGTTTGCCGCCCATAATATCGGCGTTGTTCGCATCTGTTATGGTAATGTCATAAGATGCCGTCGGAGCGGTTGTGTCCGGGCTTGTAACGGCCATGACAACATATTTACCCGCTATCTGGTCTGTTATAGTTGTACTGGTCGTTGATATTACGTCTCCTGTTGCATCCGATGTCCAGCTAAAAGTCAAGGTTGCAAGGTTAGTATGCCCTTCGCTTGAGTATACCGGCGCATATGTCTGCGTTGCCGTCCCTGCTGCCATTATCAGACAGGGCAGCAACAGAACCGATAATATTAATAATATTGATGATAGTTTCTTCATTGTGTGAGACCTCCTTTGCTGTGTATGGCTGATAATGATAGCAGTGTTATGACTGCAAGCGGTGCAATTTGCCACGTAAAAAAGAATATAGCCGTTGAAGCGGACGCGATAAGACAGAGAACCGGTATCTTATCGGCTTGCCTGATGCCACGTATAATGCTTCCGGCAAGAAAGGATAATCCGAGTAATATTCCCACCAGTCCGGTTGCAAAGTATAGTTCGACGTATTCATTGTGCGCCTGTGCGAAGTTCGTTTTGATGTTGTTTTTGTCATCCGCGAAATAACGTTTAGCGCCTTCATAGTCGTTGCTCCCTGTCACCTTCTTAATTGCTTGTTCGAGTGCCGCTTTGTCAGACGTTAAATGTATCAATGCGCTTATTTGCGTTTCCGACATGCCCTTCGGGTTAGTCAGCAACGGGACAACATACTGATACTGTCCGAACCCCCACCCTCTAAAGAGCTTAACCGAAGCCGCCTGAGCGGTCTTATGCCAGACATACGCCCTTGACTGGAAACTTTTTGCGTGGTTTGTGTCGATGTATGTCATATACAGCGCGGCACACATGGCAGTCCCCACAATGGCAAACAGGACAATGCGCCTGTCATCCCTGTGTTTCATGAACATATAGACGGAAGTGATTATCAGCACTGCCATAATGCCGTTTGAGGATTTGGCAAGGAAAAGCCCTGTCAGCACCAGAGGGATAGCATAAGCCCACCTGCGCCGGAAAAAGAACGGAAGGCATATCGCTATTAATGCGCTCAGTTCGTTGGGATTTGACATTAACCCTATCGGGATTTCGCGCGAGACAGGTTTCAAAAGGATGTACAAGCCGAATGCCTGCATAATGGCAAATGCAACGTTTATTAATGCGATTACGCATATCAGGTTGTATATGGCGTTTTTGTACCGTTTCCAATGGTTATAACTGTATGCCCCTGCAACGAACAGCACAGAGGCGCACACGGTAGAATAGAGGGGTTCAAATATCCGTATGGTCTGCGAGATATACAGAGTAAAAGCCACCCAGAGGATAAAAAGCCCCGATGATATGCTGCGGCAGGACGCAAGCATAGAGCATACTGCCAGCATAGATATGCCAAGCATAAGCCACCTGTTAATCCTTATGCCATCAACATGCGGCAAATAGAAGGTCGTTGCGAGGGCGATGATTACCACCGCCCCCAACAACGCCTTATAGGAGTTAAAATAAGGTGCGCGAGATATCATTTTTAGAACGCACCATCCGGGGTTAATCTTACATAGTCGC